GTGTCCGTTGCTTGCTTTTCTTAGCTGTACATTTCCCTATAGGGGCTAAAACAATATTGTAAAATCTATTTAAATCATGAAATTGATATACTACCCATTAAATAAATACCCCTTTAAATAAGCTAAATATGCCAACAATTAATGGAATAGTTGAATTTACTGGCTTTGATCGAGGTGCAGTTGTCAGAAGAATTAAAAGATTTGATCTAAAAGCGCCTTTATCTTGCAAAGATATCTTTACTTTAAAGCCGCTAGATGAAAAGCATGCCAATAAAATTTCATTAGAAGAAGCCCGAACAGAGTTAGCTATTGAAGACACTAGGCTAAAAAGACTGCAAGCTGAAAAGATTGAAGGACAATTGGCAGATGTTGATCAATTGCTTGAAGCTGAAAATGCTTTATTCGAAGGATTAGCATCAATAATCAAATCATCAGAAATAGAACAGGCAAAAAAAGATGATATTTACACTCTAATTCGAGACCATGGCAGAAAATGGGAAGAAGGGTTTAGCAAATGACAGGATTTAAAAGATATATAAAATCAGTTCCTGAAACAATTGATAAGCTGTTTGATAATAGAAAGATTTTAACAGCTTGCGAATGGGCAGAAAAGATAAGGCGAATGGATGGTGGCAAAAAATATAGATTTGATTTTGCCCCATATCAAAAGGAAATGATGCAGACCCCTTTTGAGCCTAATATTCAAATGACTGTTTTTCAATTAGCATCTAGGCTTGGTAAGACAGAGACTGTGATGAATATAATTGGTCATGCTATTGATGAAAGTCCTAGAAGGATTTTAACTTTATATCCTACAACCTCACAAGCTGAAAAATGGTCAAAGGAAACATTAGAAAAAGAATTATTTGAATCAACTCCTAAATTGAATTGGTTAGTAAGAGGAGGAAGAAGAGACTCAAGTAATACAATTCTACATAAATTATTCCCCGGTGGTTTAATTAATATATTCGGAGGAAATGCACCGGGCGAAATGAGGAGGGCAAAAGGTAATCTTTTATTTGCTGATGAAGTAGATGCCTTAATGTCACAAAGCGGAGATGAAGGAGATCAGTTACAGATTTTTTGGATGAGGGGAAGCGAATATTCAGACACAATAAGAATTGCGGCTAGTTATCCATCTGTTGAGGGACAAAGCCGAATAGCTCAACTAATGGAAACAAGTGATTATAGAAAATGGTATACTCCTTGTTTAAAATGTGGAGACCCTTTTGTAATGTTAAGAGAACACATTAAATTCCCAGAAAATAAACCAGAAGAAGCAAAAATAAAATGCCCAAATTGCGGAGAGTTACTAAATGATAATGATAGAAAAAAAATAATTAAAAAAGGATTTTGGAAAGCTACTAAAGACTTTACCGGAGTTGCGGGATTTTGGGGCAATGGAATGATTTCACCTCATCCAGTTCAAAAAGGTTTTAAATCGCATTTGCATTGGATCGCTGCCCAAGAGCAAAACATTGAAATTAGTGACAATCCAGACCGGGCAAGACATGTATTTGTTAATACTTTTGATGCTGAATGTTATAAACCAGAAAGAGTTGAAGCGCCTGAAGTAACAGAGCTAGAAAGTAGAAGGGAAGATTATAATCCTAGAATTAAATTACCTGAAGGGGTTTTAATTATTACAGCTGGCGTTGATGTTCAAAAAAGGTATCTTGAAATTTCAGTTTGGGGATGGGGAGAAAATAAAGAATCATGGTTGCTTGAACATCATTTAATTCATGGCGCTCCTGATGATCCCGGCACATGGCAAAGCTTAGAAGATTATCTTGCAGGCTGTGTTTTCCCTCATCCTTATGGCACAGATTTAGGATTATTTAGACCCGGTAGTAAAGTTATGGTTGATGCGGGGCATTGGGACCAACACGTTTTGCCTTGGACATTTAAAAAACAAAATCTAGGAGTCTTTGCAATACAAGGAAGCCCAACAATAAATGCTCCAATTTTAGGAAAGCCAAGAGTTGCTTCATCTCCAAAAGCAAGAATTTACCCCTTGGGCGTGAACCAGTGCAAAGATATTATTTACACCAGATTAACTTTATCAAAACCAGATTCAAAAAATTATCCTCCGGGTTATATACATTTAAACAGAAGTGCTACTTCAATTTATTTAGATGGCTTAACTTGCGAATATGGAAAAGAAGAAAAATTTAGAGGGGAAATTTATGTGCGCTATGTTTGCCCAAATAATAAAAGGAATGAACCTCTAGACACACTAGTATATGCTATGGCAGGCAAAATTCTTATAAATCCCCGATTTGATAGAATTAAAGAAAATCTTTTAAGCAAAAAAACTGAAGAAAAAATTATGCCAAAAAGAAATCCAAAATTTAGAAAAAGAAAAAACTTTGCAGGTAAATTTTCTAAATAATGGAAACGTATACAAAGCTTGAAGAAGATCTTGATCCAGAACAAAGATTACATTTACATATATTAATTCAAGCTAGGCAAGATTACCTTACAGCGTTGCATTCTGAATACATTGATAAAAATGGAAACACATTACCGGAAAATTACAGATTTAAAGGATCAGGAACAAAATTAGTGGGTGGATTTTCAACACCTATGACCATATCAAGTTTAGAAGAATTGTGTAAGTACTGGAAAAGTAATGCCCCAAATTTATCAATGATGATTTTAAAAATTAAAGACATGTCCCCTTTAGATTTAGTAAAAAAATTAGAACACTGTTTGCAATTTAGAAAACCTAAACCTTCAAAATTGCCTTTAGATAATTTATGAAAAAAGCCACCTTTGATATTGATGTATGTAAAATTATTAGAAGATCACCAGAAGCAACTCCGGCAACCTTGGCGACTTATACGGCATTGCGTGAAATCGCTACCGAAAAGGGATCTTGCGAATTTATAACATCTTTTAATGCTATTAGAAAAAGAGCCTTAATCAGTGAAAATGCTGTTTCTAGGCATTTAAATTTAATGGAAAAAAGAAAACTAGTTCAAAAAAAACAAACCAAAGAAGGTTTGAAATTTAGATTGATTAAAGTTTATAAGTCATAGTGATCTATATATATTAAAAAAATGAAGTATTTTTTATAAAGTGGCTGATACTATACCAAAAGCAAAATTATATGCGGGCGACTCCAGCGCATGGATAAGCTCTTTTACTGATTACCCGGCTCCAACATGGAGTGCTTCAATAATTTTTCAAAAGCATGGCAATGAACCTGTTTCAATAATTGGAGTAACATCAGGAACAAATTTTTCATTTACTTTTCAAGGTGAAAAATCTTCTTCAATGCAGCCGGGTGTATGGAATTGGGCAATTAGATTAAAAAATGGAGCGCAAGTTGTTACAATTAGTATTGGAAAAACTATAATTTTACCAAATCCAGAAAGACAATATGAACCAACATTTTATGAAAAATGTTTAAATCTTATAAAGGCAGCTTTAGAAGATAGACTTGAAGATGTTCAAGAAACAATTTCAATTCTAGGGCAAGATATTACTAAAATTCCGGTAGGCGAATTGCATAGATTGCTTCAATATTATCAATTGCTTGTAAATAAAGAAATTAAATTTAAAAATCAATTGATTACAGGAAAAAGAACACGCAGATCAAGAATTTACCTTAAAGACTAATGGCTCGCTTTATATTTGATAAAAAAACAGGAAAGCTAAAATTAAAAGCGGCTAGCAAAAGATCTTATGGCGCTGTAATATCTGACCAATTACAAGAGGGGTGGACTACTTCATTAAGCAATGCCCATTCCGAATTTCGAGGCGGGATTGTCAGGCTGCGAAATATGACGAGGGATTTAGAAAGATCAAATCCTTATGCAATAAGATTTTTAAATGAGTGGACTACTAACATTGTAGGCACAGGCTATACTTTTCAATCCTTAGCAACAAATGCTCAAGGAAGAGAAGACGAAGGTGCAAGAAATATAATTGAACAAGCTTGGATAGACTGGAAAAAAGCAAGGCATTGCACTGCATCAGGAGATATGCCATATAATGAATTTAAAGCATTATCAGAAAGGGCATGCGCTAGGGATGGAGGAGTATTAATACAAAAATTAAAAGGCTTTGATAATAAATATGGATTTGCTTTAAATGTTTTAGAAATTGACCGACTAGATGTTGATTACAATGAAAAAAAATTAAAAAACGGCAATCAAGTAATAATGGGCAAAGAAGTTGACCCTTATGGATGGAATAAGCCAATTGCCTATCATTTGCTTGGTGATCATCCCGGTGAGTCATATTCCAAAAGCGGAAGAGTAAGAACAAGAATTCCAGCTGATCAGATTATTCATAGATTCTATAGAAAAAGATTAGAGTCAACTCATGGCGAACCAATAATGGTTGGAGCAATTTCAGGACTGCGGCATTTGGAAAAATTTGAAGAAGCTGAACAAATTGCCGCTAGATTAAGTGCATGTGCAACTGTTGCAATAGAGCGTGATTCATCAATGCCTTATGAGGGCGAAGAATATCTTGACCAAGAATTAACACCGGGCGGAAAATTTGAATTAGAACCGGGTGAAAAAGCGACTTTATTAAATCCAACTCATCCCAATGCAAATTATGAAGGTTTTAGAAGAGGAGTTTTGCAAGGAGTTGCTTCAGGATTATTAACAAATTACCCAAATTTAGGTCAAGATTATAGTGGAGTAAGCTATTCGTCTTTAAGAGAATCAAAATTGAATATTAAGGCATTGACTAATGTTTATAGGTTAATGAATACAGAAAGCGAAGAAGAGCCAATTTTCAGAAGTTGGCTTGGCTATGTATTAAGAACAGGGCAACTAAATTTGCCAGCTTCTAATTTTGAAAATTTTTCTCAAGGCAATTTTGTTGGAAAGGGGACTGAATGGGTAGACCCATTAAAAGATGTAACAGGATTAGAAAAAGAATTATCAATTGGAGCTACTTCATTATCTAGAGCTGTTAAAGAAAGATTAGGCGTCTCTTTAGATGTTATAATTAAAGAAAGACAAAGAGATATTGAAGCTTTTAAAAACGCAGGGCTTGCAGTTCCTCCAATATTACAGCAACCTTTAGCGCCTAATGATCTATTAAACGCAGAAGAATAAATTAAAATTATTTATAACATGGAAATAGGATACAGAACATTTAAAGTTAATAGGGCAGATGATGGAGATATACCAAGAGGTATTTTGACAACTGAACAGCCTGTTATGATGTGGGATTGGAAAAAAGGAGATTATGTGCCTGAAGTCCTTTTAATGTCTGGTATAAAAGCTAGAGGAAAATCAATAAAACTTTTAGACACACATAAAACTGATTCAGTTTCTAGTGTCTTAGGATCTTTTACTAATTTAGAGATTAAAGAAGCCGGAGAAAGGGAAGTTCCGTTTAATTTTGTTGAAGGAAAAATTGAAGTCAGCTCTGTGCATCCTGAAGTAAAAACAAAACTAGAAGAAGGACACGTTAATGAAATGTCTGTTGGCTATAAATATGCTGATGATAGTACTGTACATGTACCAAAAGGCGAAGAATTAGAATATGAAGGAGTTAAATATTCTGGACCTGTTAATATTAGAACAGAATGGCATGCTGAAGAAGCATCTTTAGTTCCATTAGGGGCAGATTCACAAGCTCAAATAAGAGGCTATAAAAATTTTGAAGAAGCAAAAAATATTTCAAACCAACCTATGCAATCTAAAAACCAACCTAGAGAGGTGATACTTTCTGACGTTGAAGCCAATGACAAGGCTTTGTTAAAGGATGAAAAGGATGGAGAGAAAACCCAAACTAAAAACAAAACAATTAAACATTTAAAAAACATGGACGATTCCAAAAAAATTGAAAATGAACAAGTAAATGCTGCCATTAAAGTAAAAAAAGAAGCATTCGATAAAAGAGCGGATGCTATTTTGGCACTTGGTGAAGAAGTGGGTGACTCAAATTGGGCCATGTCACAACTTCGCTCAAGTAAAGGTCTTGAAGAAGTTCAAAGAGAAGCAATCTCTAAAATTAAAGAAGATTCTAAATTAATAGGATCAACACCGGAGCCTTTAGGCTTAACAAAGAAAGAAAGCAATAATTATTCCATTTCTAACGCTATGAGAAATCTCATGAATGGCGGAAGAGTTGAAGGATTAGAAAAAGAAGTTTCAGATGCTATTGCAGATCGCAGTGGCAGAGAAACACATGGCTTTTTCTTAGCTTCGCAAAGGGATTTAGTCGCAGGAACTGCAACAGATGGCGCAGAATTAATTCCCACTGATACTAGAGGAGGGGATTTTATTGATGCATTAAGACCAAACATGGTCACAATGCAAGCCGGTGTAAGAGTTCTTAGCGGGCTAAAAGGTGACATTTCTATACCTAGAAAATCGTCAACTTCAAGCGCTACTTTTAAAACTGAAGTTGCTGCGCATGCAAATACTGAACCACAATTTGAAGCTCTTACAATGACCCCTCGTCATTTAGGAACTTATACTGATGTTTCAAAACAATTGCTTGCTCAAGGTACTCCAGATGTTGATTCACTATTGAGAGATGACTTGAATAAAGCCATTGCAGTAGGACTTGATAAAGCGGTCATTCAAGGAGCCGGAGACGGATCTAATGAGCCACAAGGAGTAATTGGAGCAACTGGAGTGCCTGTTGTTGCCATAGCTGATAACAGTGGCGGAGAACCAACAACTGCAGAACTTCATGCATTTCTTAAAGAATTGGATGATCAAAATGCATTATCTGGCAATTGCAGTTGGATAACTACACCAACCATTGCTGCCGCAGCCAAGCAAACTTTGCTTACTAGTGCAGTATCTGGTTACCAATGGGACATGAGTAATAATTCTGTTCTAGGTTATCCGGCTTATAGCACATCTAATATTCCAGCTGAAAGAACAGTATTTGGAGATTTTTCTGAATATATTCTCGGAATATGGGACGGAGGTATTGAAATCACTTTTGATCCATTCAGTGGAGCAAAGAACCGATTGGTAACTTTTGTTTTAAATGTTATGTGTGACGGAGACGTTCGCCAACCAAAAGCATTTGCAACTTCTGACACTGGAGCATAAACTGTAATTAATTAATTAAGGGGGAGGGGAGACCTTCCCCCTTTTTTTAAAATGTTAACATCTAAAAATTTTAAATCTCAAAATACAGAAAAAATGATTCAAGTAAAAATTCTAAAAAATGTTTGCGGAGACGGAAAAATTTTAAAAGCTGGAAACATTTATGATTTGCCTGAAAAAGTTGCTAATTCATTAATCAATTATGGAAGTGCAAAAATTTCAGATGAAAAACCAAAAGCAAAAAAAACAGCAAAAAAGAAAACAGCAAAATCTGCACCTGTTGTTGATGCTACAAGATGATTTTACAATCATTGATAGAAAGACAATTTAAATTCGCTTTAAAAAATGGAGCGGCTAAATTAACTATTGAAAGCAAACCCATTGATGCCATAATCATTGAACCTCCTGTTATAGAAGGAAACCAAAGAAGAGGCAGACAAAAAACAATTAAACGGTCAATTGTTGGAGTTTTAAAATCTGATTTGCCTAATATTCCATCGCCCGGAACATTAGCAAAATTGGATGAATGGACTTGTGTCGTTTCTGAAGAAGGAATTGAAGAAGAGACTTTTGCTTATCGCATTCCTTTAAGAAGTCCATAATATGCCAACAATATTAAACCCATCAACTTTAGAGGCTTTTATTGAAAATAGATTAAAGGATTTATTAGAAGTTCAACTAACCAAAATACCAGATGCTAATATTTTGACAGGTCATACTATTGAAGATTCTGGCTTGGATCAAGAAGCTCCTGTAATTGTTGTTACTAGTATAAGGGAAGAAGAAGATATTCCGGGCAGCGGTTGGTGGGTTACTTCTTGCGAAATTGAACTTGATCCAAGGGACTTAGATGATAAAACAATTGATGATATTAGCCTTGAAATTGAGACCGCTATAGGTGATGGAGATACTAATAATAAAATAGAAGACCAGTTAAGCAATGGACGTTTAAAATGTATGACCGGGAGTGTCTTTTTTGATCAAGGATTTGATTATAATCCTACTGATGATGAAAGACTAAGATATTTTAAATTTACTGGAAGCTTTGGGCTTCTAGAGCCTTGATCTATTAAAACAATTGATTATAATTATATTTATATTATGCCAGCACCACAATATGTAAGTTCAGCAAGCGGAATGCAAAAAGGAGTTCTTTCACATGAAGGAGGAATAAAAATTGATTCCATTGATTGGACAATTAATGATCCTAAAGAATATTGCTATGATATATATGGAGGGAATGACGGTTTCTGTCATGGTTTTAATCCATCAATTGAAATTTCTGTAACTGGTGAAGTTAATGCACAGAGTGGAGTTTCAGTTGCAGCATTTGGAACAGCTATTACATTTTTAAATGAAGACAATTGCTGTATAGGAGACCCAAAAACATTTGCAGGTATTGCAAATAGTGGCGGTTTTTATCCAGAAAGTATAAGCTTCAGTGAATCTAGAGACGGGTTTAAAACTATTACATTAGACACAATTAGTCATCCGTCTATTACATAAAAAAAACAATGCCAAGTGCCCTTTTGAGTGAATAAAGCCGAAAATTTGAAAGACCTAAAAAAAGGTCATTACATTACAGCATCAACAGATTTAGCCGCTTCATTAATGGCATGCGGGTGTAAGCCTTTAGAATCTGGTGCATGCACTAATACTTACACTGATAACAAACCTTATAGAACAGGTAGACCCGGTGAAGTTAGGTATCATCTAGAAAAAACTTCTTCAACTTTTAATGATGGAGAAGGGTACATTTTTACAGAAGATTTAGCCGTAGCTTTTGCAAGTACTGATGCTAATGAAATTCTAGATGATTTAATTGGTAAAATTGAAGACCCTAGTTTAAGAAGTCGAATTAAAAAGCAATTACCTTTAGCAATAATGTCTCATCATCGGGCGGCTATGGGGAATAGATCAATAATTAGAAAATGGTGGCGAAAAATTGAGCCTTGGATTTTAATGAAAAGAAATAATAAAACTTTTCTTTTACCAAGAAGTGCAAAAAAAACAGCTAAAGAATGGGGATTAAATGAGTGATGAAAATGAATTAGCTGATGAAGCTTTTGAAGATGGTCCAGAATATGAATTTAATGGAATCCCTTTATATTTTTCATTTAGGCATTACTACGCCCTTCTAGCTATTATGCAAGAGGCTCAATTAAGCGCAGAGGAACAATGCCTGTTAATTTTTTGGGTAGCAACGCATGATCCGGATCAAATAAAAGAGCTTAGAAAAAGATGGAGAAGAGATAAAGATGAAATCTTTGATGAATTTGAAGAAACTCCAGAAAGATATGATTTAAAACCGGGTAGTCGCAATATTATTAAAATTGCTGAAATAGCCGGTAAAATTTGGGATGATATTGAAAATAGCAAAGATGATTTAAAACCTCAAAAAAAAGAAAGCAAGGGGGATGACTCGCCAAAAAAGTGAGCATAGCCGCTTATTATGTGGCTTCGCTTTCACAAGTTTTGCCCGGCAAGTCTATTGATTTTTATTTAAATGAACTTCCATATTGTCAGGGTCTACAATTTCAAACAATAGATTTTGCAAGAAATGGATGTTCTTTTAATACAGTTTTAAAATCAAAAGGAAAATCCTTTAAAGATATTGGGGGACTTAATTGATCTATAAATTTAATAAAAAAATTGTATATTATTTTTATAAATGGTTAATGTAAGAATTAGAACAAATGCAAAGCAATGGCAATCTGCCATGAAAGCATGGAGGAAAGCTAAAAGAGGGGCTAGCCATGATGATTGTATTAATAAATTTGGTTCAGAATCTTGTGTCAAGGCTATTTCTTTTACACCTAAAGCCAAAGTAGGCAAAATTAATACCTATGACCCGGCAAAAGGAGGAAAAACTAAAAAACAAAAATTACTATTCGCTTTAGCGTCACAAAAAGGAATTAAAAAAGGATCAGGGGGGCAACAGGTCATGTATCCTTATGTAAACAAAGAATTTTCTAAAAGAAAAAGATCAATTGGAGCTAATAAAGCCGGATTTATTAAACCTGCCATCCAATTAGGGGCTAATTTAAGATTAAAACCTTATGGGGGAGGATCAGCATCAGAATCTAAAGGAATTAAAAGTAAAAGGTTTAAAATGAGAGCTTTTAGTTTTAACGAAGTTGATGGGGCAGGAATTGTAGCCTATGAGCCAATGCGCAGAGCAATGGACTTTGTTATAAAAAAAGAACATGCATGGGCAATTAAAAGATTACAAAAAGCCAACAATAAATTCAGCGCAAAAGCCTTTTAATTATGACAACTAGGAAAAGTAGACTAGAAACTCAATTTACAGGGGATGACAGACCCTTTCAAAGAACAGCCGCAAGAGTTCAAGCCGCAGGAGCAAAGGTTGCCGCAAAGATGAAAGCGGTATCCGCTGGAATGTCAGGAGGATTTGCAGCCATTGGTGGAACAATGTTAGTAAAATCAACCTTGGATAAATATGATAGAATTGGCAAACTTTCCTCAAAATTTAATATTGCTTCTGAATCATTACAAAGATTAGGTCACTTGGCTGAATTAGAGGGCACAAACATAGAATCAGTTGCAAAAGGCTTACAAACTTTAAATGTAAATGCAACCGCTGCGGCAGTTCATGGAATGGCATCAATGGAACAAGAGTTTAAATTATTAGGCATAAACTCTAAAGAATTTCTAGAGTTAAATCATGAAGAAAGATTTTTAGCAATGGGGGATGCTATTAAAAAAGCATCTAACAGGAATGTAGCAATGGCAGCTACTCAAAAATTAATGGGCAGAGCTGGCGGAGAATTATTTGTAATGATGCAAAAATCAAGGGAAGAACAAATTGCATCAATGGATACAGTCAGGACTATTTCACAAGAGCAAACAAGAGCTATTGAGCAATTAAATGATCACATGCACACTTTAGCCACAGGCACTATTGCTGAATTTGCTAAATCATTAGTTTTTATATGGGAAAAGGTTCAATTATTAGGAGAAGCTTTTGCTTGGCTAGGGATGCAAGTTACATCTGCATTTGATCCTGATCTTTCATTTTCAGATGTTAATAAACTGTTTGATGAATATGCCAAAGAAAGAGAAAAAGCCCAAAAGGAGGCAAGACAAGCCGATAAAGATAGGTTTGACAGGGAAGAAGGAGCAATTGAAGGCGCTCAAAAGAAAACTAAAGAAGTAGCTAAAAAAACAAAAGTTGGATTTACTACAGCTTCAATGGGCGGTTTTTATGGGCATTCTGGAAGGTCTGGAATTTCTCCACAAGTAAAAACAATGGAGCAAAAACAAACAGAGTTATTAAATGGAGTATTAAACGAATTAAAGCACTCTAATTTATTCATGAAAAAATCATTAGCTTAATATGCCAGAGCCAAAATATAAAGGGAACACATCTTGGAAAATACAAAGAGGAACTTCATTTGGAACAGATGAAGAAGGAAAAGATTTTATTGAATTAAATTTTAGAGGAAGAAGCGACAGAGCTTTACAATTTTATGCTCAATATCCAAAAGGAACAGCATGTCCAGAGGCAGGGTTTGCACATTGTAAATTGCTTTCTCCTCCAAATATTGATCAAGATGGAATAGCATTTTCAACTGCCCTTTTAAGGTTTGAAGGGCCAAGTCCATTAAGCGGAAATGATGAAGGAACAGATGCTACTATTGAATTTTCAACGCAAGAAGCAAATTTACTTTTACCTTGTTCAATAAATAGAGAAGCAAAAAATGCATCGTATAAATATCATAGGTCTATAGTAACAGCTAAATATATTAAAGAAACAAGACCTTCAGCAACTCGCTATGATTCTGAATTAAATAACATTCCTGATGAACAAGTTAAGCCGGTTGCCAATGTAGAAGTTCCAAAAGGATGCTTAAATTATGATGAATTAAAAAGAAAAATAAACAAAGATGATTTAGGTAAACATTATGAAATAAAAACTTGGTCAACCATCGCAACTTATTCAGAAACTACACCGGGCGTTTTTGAAGTATCAGAAGAGCATACTAAATATTTAGGGCATTTAGATAATATTGTAAACCGACCAGCATAACAATGTACCAACCTCCTGAAAAATTAAAAAAAGGGTGGGCGATACACCAAAAGGCATATAATGACCTTTTAGAATATGTAATTAAAACAAGACCAATTCCTGAAAATGGACACACTGAGACCTCTAATGGGACTATGCCCCCTATCTTGCCACAGTCTCCTATAAATCAATTTTCGCCTAGTATACAAGAAGGATTTACCCCTAAATTATTAATTTCTGTTGGCTATGTTTTTGCTCCATTTAGAGACACAAGCTTAACGGCAGATGCTCATTTGCCACAAATACAACAGCATGTATTTGAGCCTAGAGTTAATTCATCAACTGGGGATTATTTAAGCGCTGACACAATACCTTTAATTGCATTAACTAAAAATGCTCCTAATTATATATCTTTAGTTATTGAATGGACTGCAAATAAATTTCCAATAGGAGGGCATACATATGAATCATCTTATGCCTTTCAAGCTGATTATAATCTTGATGCTGATGATAATGATGTAGTTGATGCTGAAATGTCAGATGCTCCTCCTCCTCCGGGTATACACACGCAAATAGATAAAGTTTTTTATACTTATAAAAACAGCTATTTTATAAAGGATGTAAATCAACAGCCGGTTGCGGAAACTGAATTAATTACAAGAATACCTAGCGGATTAATTGTTTTAGATAAAAATGGAAAAATTATTGATGAAACAAATAGAGAAGGTTTAATTTGGTTTTTACAAGGTCCAATTTTTGCAAATAGACCATCAAATTATATTAGTGGAAAAAGTAGTCCAAATAGAGAAGAGCCGATTGTACCAATTCAACCAGATAATTATATTTATCCGGGCGCTGAATTAGACACATGAAATTAATAAAAAAAACAGTTTTTCAGGCTTCTATATTATATAATTTAGCATTTGCTCCAGATTTTAATTTAAAAAAATCATATGAAATAAGCATTGATTTGGAAGGTTGGAAAAATGAATTTCCAGCATCTTTAATTTTGCAAAGAGGCACCTACCCAAAAATTGACGGCAGACACAGGTTATCATATTTAAATAAAACTAATAAATTAGATTTATTAATACCTACTAATATATATTTAGTTGAATGATCTATTATTTTTATTAAATAACCTGTATTATAAAGCATGCCAGTAACAGCGGTTAAATTTACAGGGGATACAGTTTTTTCTAATACTCATGAATCAGGTGGATTATATACAAGATCGACTAGCGCTTCTGATGATGGTTTTGTCGTGTTGCACGGAAGAAAAACAAGCGATTCTAATGCTGATCATGCTTATTTAGCAATTAATTCAAATGAGGGGAAGATTGAGCAACTAACTTCAACAAATTGGTCTGATTTATATTTAGCAAGATATGACGCAAATTTAAATGGAACAGGCAGTGTTTTTTCAAATAATGGAACTAAAGCTACAGGAAGCATACACATACATTCTAGACCTTCAGATGGGGATACTGTTATAATTGGATTAACAGGATTTACTAAAACTTTTACTTTTAGAACTGGCACAATATCAGCTAATGGAGACGTTTATTCTGATGCTGATTTGAATAAAACGGCAGCGAATTTAGCTAGTGCAATTAATGATTCATCAACTGGAGTTCCTACAACTGGAGAGGGGCAAGGGGGCACTTATGGTTGGTGGAATACTGATGGAGCAAATCCATATTTAACAGCAAATGCTCCTTCAGGAAATACTTTTACAGTTCAAGACAAAATAAACTGTAAAAGACAATTAGGATGGGTAACTACTATTTATAATGGTAGTAGCATAAGTTTATGCCCTATATCAGGTGGCATCGATGGTACAAAAATTGTTGATATTCCGGCAGGTAGCAAATCAGCAAGCATTTCAACAGCCAGTGGAATTAATTTAGATTCTGAAGATTTATCTACCACAAATGTTAGAGGTTACTTGCCCCTTACTTCTGACTCCGTAGCTACTAGAGGTAGGTTTGCGGTAGATATTAAATGTACTGACCCGGCTGCGGCATCAAATATTAAAATTCAATTAAGCAATGATTCTATTAATTGGAAAGATGCTACTTCAACAATTACTGATTTAGATTCTGATCAAGATCAACGGATAACAGGAGACGATTTATTTTCAGAATACACTAGAATTTATTTTACTTCTTATTCATCAACTATTTCAACAGCATTAAATATTAAAATAATTACTCAAGGTTAATGGCTCATAGATTCATAATTGACGATAAAACAGGCGCTTTATATTCTGATTTTACAGGAAGAAAAAAAACAACAGCTGCCGAAATTTTACAAGCTGAAAGGGGGCTAGCTCCTACATTCGAAATATTTTCAGTAAATGTAGCAACTGACACTAGAGCGGTAACTGCAAATACTTTAAATAACAATCAATTATCTTTAGCAATAGGAGCAAGCTCACTTCCTCCAGAAACAGGGGCAATCAAGGTTACTTGGACAACAGGAGGTTCAACAGCTGAAAGTGCTCCTTTAAATATAAAAAATCTAACTCCTGAAGCAATTGCCGGAGCTTTTAATAATGATGTTTACATTAAAGCTTTAGCCCCAGTTTTAGAAGTTGAGCAAATAGGATTAGGTAAATTTTTAATTACTGCACAATCTTTTGGTGCAACAACTGGAAATCCTTCTTTTAATGTTGAAGATTGCAGTCCTCCAACTGGGGTAGAAGTTTCACAAATACATACAGGAGATTATAATACCAAATCATCTTGGGTTATTTCAATAGCTAGATTACCGGTCGCTTCTATTTCTTCAGGATCTTTTTCTTCAATAACAAGCGGCTCTTTCAGCGGACAGACTTCTTCTATTTCTTTTAATACAACTGGAATGCTAGAAGCAATTCACAGAGGAGAAAGAAAGTTTGAATTTTCTATTACCCACAATAATCAGCTTTTACATAGATCAGAAGTGATCATTAATGAGTCACTAGATCCTACAGCCGCTGGAACTATTATTGTTACTTCTCCAAGCATTTTCACATTGGGAAGCAATGGAGTTTTACAAGGAGAGACGATTGCAATAAGCGGAGGGCTTACTTATGACGGCACGACCTTGAACTCTCCACACTTGCAATTGACAGGTGGAACGATGAGCGGAGCGGTTGCAATGGGTAGCCAAAAAATTACTGGCTTAGCTGACGGAACTGCAAGCGGTGACGCAATCAATAAAGGTCAGCTTGATGGTCTGATTGATAATGCGCCTGCCGCACTTAATACACTTAATGAATTAGCTGCCGCTCTTGGTGATGATGTAAATTTTAGCACAACCGTTTCCAATAACATAGCGACAAAGTTGCCTCTCGCAGGTGGAACGCTGACAGGGAATACTATTTTTAATGATGGGATCAAAGCAATTTTTGGAACTGGCTCAGACGGGCTTGAGATATATCATAGTGGGTCTAGTAGTTTTATAACAGATACAGGAACTGGAGATTTAACAATACAAGGGTCAAATGATATTTGGATACTTAATGGTTCTGATGTTGCTATCAATACAAATGACAATGGTTCAGTTGATCTTTACTACAACAATTCAAAGAAATTTGAGACTACAACAGACGGAATTTCTGTAACTGGAACAATTCAAAGTTCTGATGGTTCTGCAAGTGCGCCAAGTGTTAGCTTTTCAAGTGACACGGACACGGGACTATATCGAGCAA